GGTGTTAGGTCATTTGTATTCTCTGGTGTATTGGAGAATACTAACAATGTATCTCCAACATCATTTACAACTACAATTAACTCTACTGTTGCTGCATCGGGCGGTGAAGAGATAGAAAGCACACAGAAGATAAAATACACTGCTCCAAAAGCATATGGCACACAGGAGCGTGCAGTGACCGCAGATGACTATGAAGCAATTGTAAGAAAAGTATATCCAGCAACAAGTGATATAATCATATTTGGTGGGGAAGATCAGGAACCACCACAATATGGAAAAGTGTTTATTGTATTGAAACCAACTGATGCTAGTTATCTTACATCATTAACAAAAAACAAGATTATTTCAGATCTTAAGAAGTATGTTGTTGCATCTGTAGAACCACAGATTGTAGATCCATCTATTTTGTATGTTGAGATGATGAGTAAGATATACTACAACAGTTCAATTACTGACCAGACACCAACACAAATTAGAGACAAAGTAATTGGTGGTGTACAGTCTTATATTGATACAAGTGATACCGAGAAGTTTAATGGTAAGTTTAGATACAGTAAATTTGTAGGAGTAATAGATGATTCTGATCCTAGTATCAATTCTAATCTTACGAGTCTCACAATGAGAAAGGATTTTTATCCGTCTCTTAATTCTACCTTCTATTACGAGATATGTTTTCAGAATGCCTTTGATGAGGACTGTGATGATCCTGTATTGTCATCTACTGGTTTTAGGGTAACAGAGTATCCTAATTTTGATGTCTATGTTGAAGATAGGAATGGCAAAATCATCCTATATAGACTAGATACCGTAACTGGTGATAAAGTTGTACTAGACAACGATATTGGTGATATAGATTATGTTAGAGGTGAGTTGAAAATGTACAATCTAACTATCATAAAAGGTAGTTTCTTTGATAATAGAATTTCGGTAAGAGTAAAACCACTATCTAATGATATCAAGGCAATGCGTGAAGTTTATCTTGATGTTGATGTTGCAAATTCATCATTCACTGCGTATAAAGAGTAAGAAATGCCATCTGTAAAAACAAAAAGGATATCAACTCTGATTGAGTCACAACTTCCTGAGTTTATTACATCTGAATACGAATTATTTGGTAAATTCATTCAGAAGTATTACGAACAACAGGAGGTTCAAGGTGGCACCTTGGATATTATAAACAATATCCAAAAATATGCTGATATTGATTACTATGAAAAAAACCTACTTAGACAGTTTGATAGTCTGGTCACTAGTATCTCTACTTCTGACACTACAATTGTATTGGAAGATGCGACTAGTTTTCCAGAAAAGAATGGATATGTAAGAATAGACAATGAGATAATTTTCTATGAATCACGAACAAGCACAACTTTATCAGGAGCAGTTAGAGGTGTTAGCGGTAACACAACTCTTGGTGATCTTTATAGCTCGTCAGAGTACACCAGCACAGATGCAGCACCACATAGCTCTGGTACGAAGGTTCTTAACGTAAGTAACCTTTTTCTATATTCTTTTATCAAAAATTTTGAGAGTCAATATCTTGGTTCTTTTCCTGAGAAATATCTTAAAGGTGAAGTAGATAAAAGAACTTTAATAAAGAATATACAAAAATTTTACAAAGCAAAAGGAACTACAAGTTCTATTGAATTTGTTTTCAATACTATTGTTGCTAAAGAACATACTAATAAACCAGAAGTCTATAAACCAAGAGATTTTACATACAAAGCATCTAATGCAGACTGGGTAAATGTATATGCAATAAAAGCAAAAGTTGTAACTGGTGATGTCAAGAGTTTAGTTGGAAAGAAGATAGTACAGACAGAGACTGAAGAGTATGGATATGCAGATGCAACAGTAGATAATGTCTATGCTGATGGATCAGCTGATGGCGAAGTGATTTATAATATTGTACTAGCACCTGAGACAGTCAATGGTGACTTTAGTGTCTCAACTAAGACTCGTCTTGAGACAACATTGACTGGAACTGCAAGTACAGATGATAGAATAAATGTTTTTTCTACAATAGGATGGGACAAAACAGGATCAGTATTAATTGGTGATGAGACAATAACATTTAGTTCTAAGACTGCTACTCAATTTATTATTGATAACAGATCTCCTCAAAACGCAGTCATACACAGTGCTGGTGAGTCTGTATACAAACCTGTAACATTAGTAGGTGGTGGCGTTACACTATTAACTCTTGGAGTTATATACAATGCACTACCAAAAGAAGGACAACCATTTTCAGATGTTGGTGACAAGATACAAGTATCAAATCCTGGTTTTGAAACAGATGATACTAAAATTGTAAATGTAGGTACAAATCAAACTCGTTGGATTAAGAGTACATTTGGTTCTGTAAATGTTCCAACATTACCAGCAGTTGCAAATTCATTAAATCAAGTCCCTACAGATGTATCTGGTATATTTGCAGATGATCAATATTATTACATTGCTAGTTCCAGTTTTCCATCACACAAGATTCTTGATGGAACTACAGTCAATGAAGAGGTATTAGATCAGAAGTTATTGAGAATTATAAGAAAAGAAGCAACAAGAACTACCGAGTCATATTCTACACCTAAAACAGATATTGGTATTGGTTTAAATGGAGTTCCTTTTTATGGATATAAAGATCCAGATAGTGTTAGATTTGGTTTACTAGAAGAAATTAGAGTTGACTTGAGAGGAACAGGATATGCAAGACCTCCATTTGTATTGATTGATCAAGTTCCTAACAAAGCAAGAGCAATACTTGCTGGTCAGGTAATAGAAAGTATTATTGTAGATACTGCTGATGTATTTCCTAGAACTCCTGAGATTACAATTACGTCTGGACGTAATGCTGTTGTTAGTGCTGTTGTTACAGGTGGAAAGGTAACGAGTTTAACTATTGATAATCCTGGTGAATTTTATTCCTCACCTCCACTTATCAATATTAGAGATAATGCTGGTAGAGGTAGATTTGCTGAGTATGAAGCAATAGTAAACACTGATGGACAGATAACAGGATTTAATAAGATAGGAGAGGGTAACTTCTATAATCAAAACACTGTAATAGTAGACATAATTCCAGTAGGTAGTGGTGCAACTGGTATACCTCTTCTTAAGGAATGGAATTTTAACAGATATAAAAAGTTAGAAAATAATTTAGATACAGAAAATGGATGTATATTTGCAAACTATAATAACGTACTAGAGTATGGTTATGGTTATGCTGCAAATCCAAAAGCACTTCGTGTTTCACTCAATGATAACATAAACAATGCTGGAACAGAACCAGCATCTAAATCACACTCACCTATCCTTGGTTTTGCTTATGATGGTAATCCAATATATGGTGCATTTGGTTATGAGGATCCATTAGATCCGTCTTCTTCTATTATTAGAATGACATCTAGTTATTCTATTAATAACAGTCGTTCAAATGGTCCTTCATTAACAACATACCCGATAGGATCATTTGTTAATGACTACACCTATACCCACAAAAGTGGAACATTAGATCAAAACAATGGAAGATTTTGCACCACCCCAGAATTTCCGAAAGGAACTTATGCTTATTTCATTACTATTGATAGCAATCAAGTACCGCAATATCCATACATTATAGGAGAGAACTTTTATTCGCTACCTGTTGATAGTAATTACAATTCTAACATCAGTCAAGATGATATTCCTAAGAAAGCAAAAAGATTATATGAAGCAGGAATGCCTAGAAATGGTGATGGATTTATAGCAACAATTTCTGATGTAAAACCTGGTACAGTTGATGCTGTTAATGTTTTAGATTCATCTCCTAATTTTTCTATAAACTCTCAAATTTATTTTAATAACAAAGGAACACAAGGTTCAGAGGCAGAGGCAATTGTTAGTTCTGTAAAAGGAAAGAGTGTAAATTACTTAGAGTCAAAACAAAACAAAGTTGTTAAGTTAACAACAATACAATCTGCATATTTGTTTGCAGATGATACATTATCACAACCATCATCTGGTGCATCTGGAACTATTGTTGGTACTGTTAGGAATGATAATACTATTGTTCTTAGAAATGTTAGTGGCACGTTTGATAATACAGGAACATTTTCTGCTGCAATAAAAACATTTGATGTTCTATTAGATCAGAGAAGTTCTTATACTAAAGGTGCAACATTAAGTTTGACTGATGGTATTAATGCACCTATTGCTACTGCTGAAGTATTAGAAGGAACGTCTTCTCAAAACGTAGTTCAGATCAAGGTTTTGACAGGTACATGGAATACTGACAACACATATTTTATACAGTCTGATGATTTGTTTAATACATCTGGAACTAGAATTGTAAGACTCACATCATTGAGTGATGGACTAGAACCATTTGAAGTAAATCAAAGTGTTGCACTGATAGAAACAACAGAGAATCATGGTCTTGGTGTTGGTGATAAAGTTACAATAGATGTCAATCCTGATGATAGTATAACAACTAAAACTTATTATATAAGAAAGAGATTATATCAAGAGGCAATATTACTTGCTCCATCAAGAAAAACAAGTATTAATTTTACGGGAATAGGAAGATATGAAATCCTCAATGGCGGTGCTGATTACACTAGCAATACTTACACTGGCGTTTCTCTTACAGGAGGATCTGGAAGTGGAGCAACTGCTACAATTGCTGTGTCTGGTGCGGGTGTAGTATCAAGTGTTACATTAGAAAATGCTGGTACTGGATATGCTAGAGGTGATTTATTATCAGTTGCTGACGAAGATCTAGTAAGGTCTGGTGCATCACAGTCTACATCAAGATTAACAATATACGTTGGACATTCTGGTCTTGCTGCTGGTGGAACAAGTTTGGTAGTAGACAATCCAAATGGATTTGCTGAACAGGATTATGTGCAGATAGGGGATGAAATATTACAGATAATTTCTATCACTGACAGCACCTTTACTGTTACTAGAGGTCAGCAATCTACATCTGACGTAGATCACTTTGATGGTCAAGAGGTAACTTTATATCAAGGTAGATATAATTTTACACCTAATTTCCAAATATTTTCTGGAGCAACTTCTGGTTATATTCAATCTTATGATCCTACAACACAAAAAATAGTAATAGTATATGACTATGGAACTTTATTATCAAATGCACAGCAAGTAGCATTAAGTTCTAGTTTCTTTGATAGTAGTGCACCACAGAGATTAGTTGCTGTTAGATCTGCTGGATCATCTATCTATAAGTTTGAATTCTCAGAAGATAATAGTACATTTGTACCTAACCCTACCATAGATCTACAAGAATTTTACAAGTATAAGTTTGATACGTCTCATTCTAGTCTCACTGGGACTTATTTTGATATTAGTCCAAGTAATAATTTTAATCTAATAACAATAGAAAAAATTGCATCTACAATATTACCTGGCAATGCTGGTGCATTTACTGATGTTAAATTTGGATACGGTTATAGAGCTGGCAATACATATCAAACAAAAACAGGAACCGACTTTACAAACTTCTACTATTTTGACAACAAGAATATAGTAAATGCTGATAATGCATACTTTAGAATTACAACAGATCCTTTACAATCAATTAGGACAGTAAATTACGTCACACCAAATCGTTTTGTTTATGATGTTCCTAGTGAACCACTTTGGGATGGATCAGGATCTATTTCTTATACTACTACTGGTCAGTTTGCAATCGGAAAAATCAATACGGTAGATATTATAAACTTAGGAATTAATTACAAGAAAGTTCCGATAGTTCT